GGGTATTGCGTCAATCACTTCCTGACCGACACCAATGGTTGGTTCTTGACCACGGATGTGCCGAATGGCCTGAAGCACTTTGTCCGCACCCCGCTTGCTACGGGTATGGATGGAGACTTTGACACCGGTAACGTGCGTTACAAGAGCCGCGAACGGTATTCGTTCGGTGTTTCTGACCCGCTAGGCATCTTTGGTTCAGCCGGTTCGTAATGTAGTATGATTCAAGGGTGGATGGCAGAATGAAGAACTAGCCATTAAAAGACGGCTTAAAGCGTCCACCTGCTTTACTTATCTGGGAATTTTCACCCGTACAGACTGCCCCAGCAGACTTTGTAGAGACGGTACGGGAATGTGCTACAACACAAAGGATTCATCATGGCGATTTCGACTTTCGACGGCCCAGTCCGTTCACTTGCAGGTATGTACAATCAAGGCCCGAGTAACGTAGTTACTCTTGGCGCTACTGTAACGCTTTCTGTTGCAACGCACGGTGGCCTCACCCTGTTGGTTCCTGCGACTTGCGCTATTACACTGCCGACCATTGTTGCTACGGCAAATGCGAATGGTACTGGCCCCGGTAATGACCCCAACACTCTTAACAACCTTGGCGTTGAATTTAGGTTGTTCTTCAATGTAATTTCGGCTGGTGCTACGGCTCAGACCGTAACTTGCGGTGGTTCAGACAAATACGTTGGTAGTTTAGGTGTTGTGTCTACCGTCTCTAACTCCTTTGCTTCAGTTACTGGGACAATCATCACTCTTAATGCCACGACTACGGGCGGCGCAGCACGGGGTAGCTTCATTAGCTTGGTTCCGCTGGCTGCTAACCTCTGGTCTGTCAACGGCACTTTGATTGGTTCCGGTACTGCTGCTACGCCATTCAGCTAATCTTCTGGGGGCTTCGGCCCCTTGTTTGACTTACAAGGAGATTAACTATGCAAACAGACGTACTATCAGCGCACCTTAATAGCACCGGTTTTGCGGTTCTTGGGCGATACAGGCTGAAAAGTTTTAGTTTTACAGCGTCCGCAACGGCTGGCACCATAAATTTATACGACACGACCACGGCTCCCGTTGCTGCAACTACGGGGTATGCTCGTTCAACCACCGTTATTACGGTTACTAGCACTGCACACGGGTTAAAGGTTGGGCAACAGGTCGGTATTACGTTCGCTGTCGCTTCTGGCGTTTCTGCTACTAACGGCAACTACAAAGTTGCTACAGTTGCGGACGCCAACACTTTTACGCTGACCGATATCAACTCAGGTACCATTGCCGCCAGCACAGCTTGCACATTCACGACAGGCCGTTGGATGACCTCTATTGATACGGCTGCGCTTACTACCTCTGGCGTACCGCAAAACCAAAACGTATTGCTTCCGGGAGAAGGTATTGTTGCCTATACCGGAATTTACGTATTGATGACAAATCAAACTGGTATAACCATTTTCTACGGATAAAAATGCGACTAAAAAAAGGTTTCGACCTAGCTGGCAAAAAGTTAATGATTGGCCTTCCCGCCTACGATCATAAAGTGGGTGTGAAGATGGCAATATCGTTGATGCAACTTGGTCAAAAGCTAATGGAGCATGGAATAGACGTACAGGTTAATAGCCTGTGCGGTTGTTCTGTTGTCTCCCGCGCACGAAACATTATCGCCCATCAGTTTTTAAAGTCCGACTGCGATCATCTAATGTTCATTGATGCGGACATGACCTTTGTGGCGGATGACATTATCCGGTTGATGTGCTGGAATCAGGAAAAAGCTATTGTTGCTGGTGCGTATGAGGCCCGTAAAGAGGGCAAGGTCTACATCGTATCCTTGGATGGTGGGTATGGTGTAAACGGGCCGCAGGGCAAAGTAACGATGGATGAAGCTGGTTTGGTCAGGGCGTACCGTGTAGCAACTGGCTTCATGATGATCCAGCGGCGCGTGTTTGAAGTATTGAAAACAGCCCACCCTGAGTGGGAGCATAAGGACACGAATACCGAAGAGCGGATGTACGCTTACTTTGACTTCAAATGCACCCCCGAAGGTTACATTGGTGAGGACTTCCTCTTCTGTGATCGTGCGCGGGAGCAGGGTTTGGACATCTGGCTTGACCCGACTATCAAACTAGGTCACATGGGTATCCACGAGTTCAAGAGCGACTTTGGTAAAGACGTTCTTTACCCCTCTATGCAAGCAGCGCAAACGATGAGTACCGCAGCATGAGTACGATTAAAACCTCCCCAGTTACGTGGGTCGTAGAGAAACTGATGTGCGACTGCGGCGGTGAGTTCTGCCATGTTCATAGCGTTAAGTATGTTCAGAAGCCGTTTGTTCATGCCTGTGACAAGTGCAGCGTTGTAGAGGATAGGGAATCCATTTACCCCAGAACCGTTTGGAGAGAAGCATGAGCCAAGCATGGACGCGTAAAGAGGGTAAGAACCCCAAAGGTGGTTTAAACGCCAAGGGGAGGGCATCATACAACGCAGCCAATCCGGGCAAACCCGGTTTGAAAGCCCCTCAACCAGAAGGTGGGAGCCGCAAGAAGTCATTCTGTGCCCGGATGACGGGTATGAAGAAAAAGCTGACTTCAGCCAAGACCGCCAATGACCCGAATAGCCGCATCAACAAAAGCCTTCGGGCTTGGAAATGTTAGGAGATAAAATAATGGGGCCACTTATTGGAGCAGCGTTGCGAGTCGGAGCAAAAGCGATATCAAACAAATTTGGTAAAAAAGTTGCGGAAGAAGGCGTTGAAGAATTAGCTAAAAAAGTAGGTTCAAGTGTTCCTTCCCAAGCCGTAAGAAACGCATCGGCTAATAAAACTAATGTAGCCGATGAGATGTCAAAAATTGAAAACCAGATGGCGGTTAAAAAAGATTTGTCTACAGCACAAGCTAACCCTGCTCGTCAAAAAGCCGTTGATGAAGCTACAACTTCTGTAAAAGAAGGTGTAAAAACTACTGAATACCCTTACGTAAAACCCACCGCTGAGAATATGAAGCATGGAGGTTCTGTTAAAAAAATGGCGCGTGGCGGCGGCATTGAATCTCGCGGCAAGACTAAAGGACGGATGGTCTAAATGTTTGTCATAGACGACCTTGCAATAGCGGCTGCGATAGCTGAAGCGGCAACAGCGGCAGAAGTAGCGGCAGCGGCATCGGCAGCGGCATCGGCAGCGGCGGCTTCAGCGGCACCAGCAATAGCTGCACCTGTAGCGGCAGCGGCGGCACCCGCAGCGGCGGCGGAAGCAGGGGGTATACTTGGGTCAGGGGTCGGCCCTAACGTCACTGGGACTCAAGCCATGATGGGGTTGTCAGGGGCTAATATGGCTGCTAACGCCCTCAAAGGGACTCCAGATGGGGTTCCTGACCCGATGGAGGAAGACCGGAAACGTCGTATGGCGGGTTCTCAGGCTAACGTGGACGCCGCTAACCGCAATAGTGGTATGAAAAAGGGCGGAACGGTCAAGGGCTTTGCTAAGGGTGGTGCAATTGCCGCCAAACCAGTTGAACGCCGTCGTGGGGATGGTATCGCCCAACGCGGTAAAACTAAAGGACGGATGGTCTAAATGCCTTCTACTTCCGCAAAACAATCCCGCTTCATGCAAGCAATAGCTCATAGCCCCTCATTTGCCAAGAAGGTCGGGGTCAAGCAATCGGTGGGTAAAGACTTTGCCGCTGCTGACAAAGGTAAGACGTTTGCTAGGGGTGGCGTTACCCAGCAAAAAATTAACAAACAAAACACACGGCATGGAATGATGGATTTGCCGGTTGCTAACCTAAGCCGGTTCTCCGGCATGAAGAAAGGCGGGGTTATGGGTAAAGTAAAACGGTATAACGGGGAAACCGAAGATGGGTCAGAAGTCTATTCTGACCGTGATGAAAACCCAGAAGCGCAAGAAGTAGAACGTAGAACCTTCCCGACTGGCGTTAGGATGAGTCCTGACTACCTTACCAAATCTACCCCTGCTTCTAAGAAAACTGCGTTTAAGTATGACCCTGCTGATGTTGCAAAAATGGCTAAAGAAACCGCAGATAACGAGGCGTTGATTAGCCAAGAAGCAGCGTATAGAAGGGAAGAGAACAGATACGCCAACTACCCCGATACAGATGCAAAACGTCTAAAAAGATTTCAAGATACGGAAGCGGAAGCAAAGAAACAATATTCTACTAATCGGGCGAATAAAACCAACGCTGCACAGAAAGCAGCAGCAGAGGCATCAGACGATGGTAAGGATTATTCCAGCAATGCCCTTAATACAGCAGGTAATGTATCCGGTGTGGTAGGTGGTACAGCGGCTGCAACAGCCGCTGCAATGGCAGGGCAACCCCTTGCAGCTAGGCTGGCTATGTCTAAAGTAGCTGCTCCCGCTGCTAGGGCTTTGTATACGGAAGCCAAGAACGTCTCGCGCCAAGGCCCAAGTAAAGAAGCCACCGAGGGGGCGGCTCGTATTGTTAACGAAGCGGCACGTAAAGCCAAGAACACTTTTACCGATGAGGCTGGGAAAGCTAGGTTGGCTAAAGCGGGGGCCGATTATGCCAAAGGCCGTACTCCTGAGGCTATAGAAAAGTTTCTCAAAGAGAATGCTAAAGACCCTAATGTTCAACGCTTTCGGGCGCGGCAATTACGGGAAAAAGTGGACGCTAAAGAAGCAAGGAATAAGTTAGGCATACCCCAGCGGGGTAAGCTGCCGGGTATGCAAGAGGGGGGCAAAATAACTGGGTTTAAGAAAGGTGGCATGATGAAAGAATCCAAAGACATGACGGGTAAAGAAGTGGCGTTCATGAAGAAGAAGGGCGCTCCCGCTTCTATGATTAAGCATGAGAAAGCCGAAATGGGTATGGGTAAAGGCGGTATGCCCATGAAAGACGGGAAACCCGCGTTCCTGAAGAAAATGATGGGCGGCGGCATGGCTAAATACGCCAAAGGTGGTGGTATTGAGTCTCGTGGCAAGACCAAAGGCACAGTCATTCGCATGGCTTCGGGTGGTTCGGTTAGCTCCGCTTCACGCCGTGCTGACGGTATTGCTCAACGCGGCAAGACCCGCTGCTAGGATGCGCCCGTCTCGTGGAATGGGGGCCATAGCCCCCTCAAAGGTGCCTAAACTCATCAAGAAACGGGATGGGAACGAACCTGTTAAGGTGTTTAAACAGGGCGGTAAGGTGCGGCGTTTTAGCGCAGGGGGCGAGGACATGGATCGCGACGTTAAAAAACGCCAAGAAGCGCGTAGCTCTTCTGGCGGGCGACCTTCCGGCCCTCGGTTTACTGGCGGTGGCGGCAAAGATGACTACGTAACAAGCGGGGGTGGGCGTCTAAGTTACGATATACCGGTGGGTAAAGACGCTACTTTAACCCCTTATGTTCAAGGGTATTTTGCAAAACCAAAAGAAAGCGAATTGACGGGTAAGCTTACCGGTGCTGGGGTGACGTTGAACAAACCGTTTAAAAAAGGCGGAGAAACAAAGTCTAAAGTAAATGCTGCTGGTAACTACACCAAGCCGGGGCTTCGTAAGCGCATCTTCAACAGTGTCAAGGCTGCGGCTATTGTGGGCACGGGTGCTGGGCAGTGGTCAGCCCGTAAAAGTCAGGTATTAGCAAAGAGATATAAGGCTGCTGGTGGAGGGTACCGTGATTAAGAAGCCCCAGCAATCTTTGAAAGACTGGACTGCTCAGAAATGGGCAACTAAAAGCGGTAAACCCTCGTCAAAGACAGGCGAGAGATACTTGCCAGAGAAGGCAATCAAAGCCCTCAGTCCGCAGGAATACGCCGCTACCACAAGGGCTAAACGGCAGGGTAAGGCGGCAGGTAAGCAGTTTGTAGCTCAACCCAAGAGCATAGCCAGAAAAACGGCGGGATATAGGTAATGGCTGCTAAAACCACAAATACAACCGACTTTAACCTAGACCTAAACGGTCTGGTGGAAGAGGCGTTTGAGCGTTGCGGACAGGAGTTACGGTCTGGCTACGACATGCGGACGGCTAGGCGCTCCTTGAACCTGCTGACGATGGAGTGGGCTAATCGCGGCATTAATATGTGGACTATAGAGCAGGGCAGTATACCGCTGGTGTATACCACCCCAACCCCGACGATTACTTACAACCTGCCGGTAGACACCGTAGACCTGCTTGACCACGTTATCCGCACGGGAACTGGCACCAATCAGACCGACATCAATATCAGCCGTATATCGGTCAGCACTTACGCATCCATCCCCAACAAGAACGCGACGGGTAGACCCATCCAAGTCTGGATACAGCGCCTCACGGGGGCTACGAACGCGTCCAACGCTACCGTCCCACCCAACATAAACGTCTGGCCTACGCCGGATAACAGTCAGACCTACACCTTCGTTTACTGGCGTTTGCGCCGGATGCAAGACGCTGGGAATGGTATCAATGGGCAGGACATCCCGTTTCGGTTTATGCCCTGTATGGTGGCTGGGCTTGCTTACTACCTGTCCCTGAAGATACCCGGCGCGGAAGGCCGTATCCAGATGCTTAAAGCTGAGTATCAGGAACAGTTTGAGATGGCAGCGACGGAAGATCGGGAAAAGGCGTCTGACCGGTTTGTTCCCCGTCAGATGTTTATAGGCTAGGTCATGGGCAATAAGTTTGCATCCGGTAAGAACGCTATCGCGGAATGTGACCGCTGCGGCTTCCGGTATAAATTGACAGAACTACAACCTTTAACGATAAAGACCAAGATAACCAATATTATCGTTTGTCCCAGTTGCTGGGAGCCAGACCAGCCTCAGTTGCAACTAGGGATGTATCC